TCTGCGGTAGTTGATTGACGACGTTGCATAAGGAGCAACTTAGCATCCATTGCAATGATGCCTGTAGGCTTAGTCGCCTTGATACTCAATTTCTTGTCTGCCCACAGTCGCAGGTTCTCGTCGGAGAAAATATCGATGTTGCCAATGCTTTCGATGCGAATAGCAGACTCAGCCTTATTCTTGAACGACATAGCTTCGCCGCTCTCCTTGTCTGTCTCGACATGGAATGATTCGGCACGCACATGGAAGCCTTCACGCACAGAGAGATTGTATTTGCCGCTAACCTCTTGCTTCACATCACCATAGTATTTGGCTTCAACGTCGCCGTCTACCTGAATCTTGGCATCGTTCTTGATGTAGATGTTCGCGTCACCATCTACGGTCAGGGAGATATCCCCACCCATGTAGATTTTGCCATGACGGTCAAGGACCCAATAGCCATCACCGATGATCCTTGTGACCATCGTGCCGTTCTTGTCTATTTCTTGGAACGTACCCTTCTTGTGCCATAGATTGATGCGCTCGTTCTCCGCCGTATCATCGAACTCTAGAACGTGGCCACTCTCGCTTTCGAACACATGGTTGAATGGGTACTTTGCGTTATATGGTGATAGCGGTTGATCCCACGATTCACCATCAAGCGCAGTCTCGACACCTGTAACCTGTGCGTCTTCCTTCTTCTTGACATGCGTCTTGTCAATGTGATCGTGATATGCGAGATAATTGGTGTCTGGGCGTTTGTCCTGATCATCAAACTTAGGATAGACCTTGTTCGGATCCTTGAACCCGAGAGAGTCTGAAAAGCTGGATGGATTAGACGACGAGGTGCCTGGGGTGTTAGGTAAATTCGATGTAGGTGCCCCGACCCCTGGTTGTGATGGAGGTAGTCCTGGTGTCGCAGACCCACCACCTACTGCGTTCGAACCTGTCGAATAGTATGACGAGGCTTTTGTGCCGTTTGCATCACCCTTGTTGATGCCGTTCTTTAGTGCCGCTGCACCGCCTGGACCCACAAGGTGGGCAGACGCAAGATAGCCCGCAACCTCGCCTTTTGTCGAATCAGGGGTTACTACACCCTTAGACAACAAGGTTTGATAGTTCTGTTTTAGCAGGCGATTCATGGCATCTTCCTGCGCGTCGTGGTTCTGCAGGAAGTCCGTCTTGCTGTTGACCCCGTTCTTACCCTTCCAGTTGGCGTCTGTGTCTAGCTCTGAGTTCTTGGCTGTTGACACATAGCCCATATCTTTAAGGGCTGCTGCACCGAATTGGTACTTGCCGACGTAGTTGAATTGATTGACAGCACTATAGTTGTCGGAGCTTTCGCGTTGACCTAATGCGTCCTTCAATGCATCTACATCCGCCTGTGATAGCGGACCTAGAACTCCACCAGATGCTGTCTGCACCTTCTCTGGAGTAGGCGTCGTCGAGGGGGTTGATTCAGATGACGACGTAGGGGTAGAACCACCAGAGTCTGGGGTTTCGCCTGAAACTCCTGGCTTCTGCTCGTCATCTTTCAGTTCGATGCCGCCTAGCGTGCCAATCATGATAGGCTGTTGCATGTCTGAACCATCGAAGAAGAAACCAAAGACCCACGTTCCTTCTACAGGACCTAACGGTGTATGACCGATGCCTGTCATTGCGCCTGATGTGATCGGCTGCAATGGATATGCCCAAGGCAATTCCTCAATCGGGATGTAGTCTGAGCTAGGATTGTCTAGCGCAGACGATGCTACAGGAACTTTGAACTTGCTGTGGAACCCGTGTATGCGAACACGACAACGGCCAAGGAACAACGGGTCGTTGCGATCTTCAACAACGCCAGTCCAAAAGATGAGGTCTTCTCGTAGAGGTATCATGGATTTAACGTCGGATAGGATAAGTCTGGTGAAGTTGATTCAGTATCTGGAACCTTGACGTTGAAGGCGTCCTTCATAGCTTCAAGGGTCATCTTATGCTGAATAGGCGAAATGTAGTGCTTGATTGCTGTGACTAGGTATGCGCCGGTCAGGTAAATGTCGGTGCCTTCATCTGTCACCTTCTTTGCTTGCATGTTCGGATACAAGAAGGTGATCATGGAACCTACGCGAATGTCTGTTCGTCCGTAGACCAATAGATTGATGGAGAAGTTAGTGAGTGAGGACAAACGCGCTGCCCGTTGTGCCAACCATTGCTTGTGATTAGCAAGTGGGGAGATTTCGTCGTCAAACAAGAAGTACGGTTGCCTGAATCTGCGAACAACGTGCCGTCTTGGATCGATGACAGCATCCTTTGATCCTAACAGGAAGTCTGGTGAGTTAGGGAACATCTTGCCATCACTACTCGTATGCTTGAAGTCATCATAATGGTCGTCGTGCGAGTATTGATGCTCACGGTACCGCTTCATGATAGGATCAATCGAACGAATTTCCTGCCCAAAGTATCCTTTGTTCTGCTGATCTAGGATGTTGAAGGCGTTGTTGAACTCAAACTTCAAAACGCGCTTCATTGCCTTTGCTGTGTCTAGCGAATAGGAATCAGCATCGGTGTCTGCTGCCTGTAGATTAGGTGGTGTGTACTCGTATTGGAACTTATCAAGGTGGCTGAAGTTAATCAGGGAATCGATAGTCGCAAAGTGGAATGCTTTGTTTGACTCAAAGAAAAGGAATGTACCGCCTTTTCCTTTTTCGTTCGGCACCGCTCTATTGCAGATCCAATTGATACACTTCATTGGCGTCCAATTAGGCGCAATGAACTTGATCTTGTTGCTTGTAGCGTAGTCCTCACCGTTGTAGACGTTTGGGTAACGACCCTTTTCTAGTTCTTGGTAGTCATATGGAGCATAGCCTAGCACAAGATCAGATACCCCTTCTTTGGTTGTTCCACTACCTTGTCTGACAACTAGATTGCGTGGTATTGCATTTGCACCTGTCTTTGTGACATAGGTATTGAACAGAAACGGCACCAAGTCTGCTGCGCTAGGCGTAACTGAATCGTTTGACGCTGGGATAGGACGATTGAGTGGCTTGGTGAATGCGTCAGACAGTAGCTCTAGAGAGCAGAAATGCAACCGATAGATTTGCAGACGGTCGTTGTGGATAGTCTCCTGCTCTGTGATGGCATAGATGCCAAACGTCTTGCGAATGCGTTGCTTGTCGCTAAGACCAGGCGTGCGAACATCGATTCGCAGTCCCTCAAGCCCAAAGATTGAGAAGTCCTCAATCAGGTTGTTTGAGTCAGAGATTAGGATGTTGCCGTACAGGGAGTTGGAGAAAATGTCCTCATAGAGGTTGATTTCCGCAAAGACTCTCCTCAGATCGACCTCACGAATCTCTGTTCCGCCACCGCCCTGTACGTTGGCGATTAGGGATACCTCGTCAATCTGGATCTCGCCAGCCGAGGTAATCTTGATGGTTTCGTCGGTCATGTTACGATCAATGCTTGAAGCTCACGCATAAAGTCGCTGATAAGCTCTTTCTTGAAGATGCGGATTTCTCGCTTGTCATCGTTGAGCTTTTCCTCATACTCTGCATTGGTGATTGGGTTGATTTCCTCTGTCGTTGGGTCCCACACCTTTGCTGTGTACTCTGGGTCAAATGTAGCAAACTCTGCTGGAGTAGGCATGAACATGCCATTGCGCCATGGTTTAGGTGACGACAGTTCATAATGATGGATGTTGTTCTTATCCACACCGTATTTGTTCTCAACGAAATGGTTCAGGTTCACGGACGAGATAGGCCATTCAAAGAATGGATCAATGATCTTGTTGGTGTGCATCAGAATCCAATGCAGCTCTGCATTGCCATACATCTTAGCAGCCAATACGTCAGGCGTCTCTCCATCACGCACAAAGTACAGGTCATATAGCGTAGCTTCGTCTAGCAAGCGGTCGCGCACCTTTACACGGCGCATGATATCTGTGACATAGCGCCCGTTATTCTCGTTCGCGAACGAGTACAACAACGTGGGGAATAGGGTGAAGTACATTAGAAGCCCTCTTTGATTCGGTCTGCTGTCAGTAGCTCTAGTTCCATGAAGCCCATACGCATACTGATTTCAGTCGGCATACCGTCTGTGAAAGTGTAGAACTGATCTCCACCATAATCCACTTCGAAGTCGGTCAATGCACAGGTCGAAATCTTGAACAGATTCTGCCTTGCGCTAGACGGTTGGTCGGAGTTTGCATCACCTGCTGCGGCATTTTCTTGTGTGCCAAAGTAAAACACAATGTCAAACTCAGAAGGGTATGTCAAGAACAGATTGCTTCCACCTGTTTCTGGATGCATGTGGTACTTGAACATCATGATGATGTTCCGAATCTGCTGTGCTTCGTCTGGGTTGCGTGGGTAGAAGTGATATTCAAAAGAGAAGCTTCGGAAACGCATACTCTTGAACAACTGGGTTCTGTGTTCGTTGAGTGCTGTGCGGGAAAGGATACTGAATATGTCCCGTGTGCCAGCCTCACCACCAAGTCCAACCATTCCCGATGCTGCATTCAATGCACTCAGGCCCACTGCCTTCATTACATTGCCACCGACGTTAAGGGCACTTCTGCCTGCATCTGCTGCCTTTTTCCAATACGAATCTTCATTGCTTGAAGTGTCGAGCGATTCGGTCAGCGCCCAGCCCAAGACAGGGCCCAATGAGGTCATGTCCCAGTCGGCACCATACTTTGCAGATGGACGAGATTGGATAGGTAGTGCGATAGCAGATTTCAGTCGCTTGTATGGCTTTACGTCAACCATCTTGCTTGATGTTCCAACCATACCAGGAATAGGGGACAGGGTACCGATCGTTGTGCCTTGATTCTTGAGTTTCGACTCTTGTGGGATGTTCACATAGAACACCACATAGTTTGCGTTTTCTTTTGACCAGCCCAAGTCTTTGGGATACGCCAGATAATCTAGCGTATATTTGTCGCTATCAAGTGATTCTGGGCGACGGTCGGTTTCTGGTAAATCAGCCATTGTTTGTCCTCTATGGTGGTCCGTCTATTTATGCTGGTCAGTATAAATAGCTTCATGGCATACAAAGGACGATACACCCCAAAGAATCCCCACAAGTACAGGGGAGACCCTACCGATGTGATCTACCGCTCTCTCTGGGAACGGAATGCATTTCGGTGGTGTGATACGTCGTCGGATGTGGAGCAATGGTCTAGTGAGACTGTCGTCGTGCCCTATATCTGCAAAACTGACGGAAAGGGCCACCGCTATTTTGTTGATCTGTGGATCAAGTTTGCAAACGGTAAAACGTTGTTGGTCGAAATCAAGCCCAAGAAACAGGTTCAGCCCCCAGTCAAGAAATCACGAATCTCAAAGCAGTATTTAGCTGAGGTTTTGACCTATACCCGCAACACCTCCAAGTGGGTACATGCTGATCGGTATGCTAAGGATCGGGGGTGGGACTTCCAAATTTGGGATGAGGATCATCTCAAACAACTAGGCATCATTACACTCTAATGGCAAAGAGCCTCTTCCCGAAGCTTGACGGTCAGATCACCCGACAGGGCACGATCAGATCCGTTCAATGGTACCGAGACAATGTAAAGGCTATTTACGGTAAGGTCTCATCCAAAGACCTAATGAAAAACGTAGATCGTCTTACGACCAAGATTGAGCCTGGCAAGATGTATATGTTTTTCTATGATCCCAAGCTCAAAGACAAACTACCGTTCTATGACACTTTCCCGCTAGTCTTGCCGTTTCGTGCAATGCCAGACGGGTTCATTGGGCTGAACTTCCACTACCTGCCTTACATGGCTCGTACCGCACTCTTGAACAAGCTAATGGAATACGCAACAGATACCAAGATGAACGACAAGACGCGGATTGCAGCTAGTTGGAGCATACTGCAAAATGCATCGACAAGTTCATTCGTGCAACCAGCAGTAAAACGATACCTATACAATCACGTTAAGAGCAGATTCCTTTCGGTCTATGCAGACGAGTGGGCAACTGCGATCATGCTTCCTGTTGAAACGTTTGAGAAAGCAACCGCAAACCAAGTTTGGGCCGACTCTAGAAGGAAGATGACCTAATGCCACTACCAATCAATATCGCGCAGGGATTTTTCAACCTATCTAATCCAGATCCGCTATCACAATTTGCGGGCATGGTGACAGGCAACGTTGATCTGTCTTCCTTTTTTGGAACCCCGACTAGTTCGTTTACTAGTTCGTTGAGTCTAAACAACCCGACGCTAATGGGTGAAATTTGGTCGCAGGCGAGTCCATACATCAATCTGCCGGCGTTCACTATCCCCGCACAGGCATTGGCTCTTCTGGCTAGAATCCCGCTGCCTAGCAACTTCACCTCAAGAGTACCTTCGACGTATGGTATTCGGTATCCGATGCCACAAATCCCAGCAGAGAGACCGAGCATTCCGCCGTCTCCAATGCGACAGCCTGCAGGGCTACAAAACAACTCGTTGACGAAGTTCATTGCCGAGGTACGAAACAGAGATTTCGCGTTCAAGTCCAAGTACAAAGTCACGCTGCCATCGTCTGTGGGCATCAGTTCACCAACGCAGCTTTTGACTGGTACGATGGATCCACAGACCATATCCTTATTTTGCGAACACGCAGAGTTGCCTGGAATCTCGTTCAACACCCAGGCTTTCCGTGTGTATGGTCCGACGTTTGAGCGACCAACTAGCATAAGCTATGGTGGCGAGAACATGACATTGCAGTTTCTCGTTGACCAAGAGTTTAGCGTGAAACAGTATTTTGATTCGTGGGTCGGATTGATTGCCGATCCAATAAAGTACCAATTCAACTACCCAGATAAGTACCTTTCTTCGGGCATTGTAATCACCCAGTTGAAGCACCGCGATATTGCGTTGCAAGACAGTGGAGATATTGGGGTCTATTCGGTCAGACTCATTGACGCATACCCAAAGTTTGTTGTTCCAATGACCGTGAACGGTGGTGACCGCGAAATGCACAGACTGTCGGTTACTTTCACCTATAGACTTTGGGTGCCAGTGTATGGAGAAGGTGAGCCTGAATTCAATTATGGTGCAGAAGATTTTGTGGGAGTCACATCCCAATAACGAGGAGTCATTATGTCTTTGCCTATTCTACAAGTACCTAAGTATGATCTTGAATTGCTGTCAACGAACAAGAAAGTTTCCTATCGCCCGTTCTTGGTCAAAGAGCAGAAGATTCTGATGCAGGCTCTACAGACTGGCGGCCGAAAGGATGCATTGAAGGCAATCATCGATTGCGCGGCGGCGTGTACATTTGGTGAGATCGATGTTACAGAGTTGCCGACGTTTGATCTTGAGCGTCTGTTCTTGAACATTCGCGCAAAGTCGGTTGGTGAGGAAGTTCCAATCAATGTCAAGTGTGATGGCTGCGGTGAGTACAACCCGCTAGACGTTAAGTTGATCGACGGGATGCAGGTAACGAACACCGACAACAAATTCGGCAAGTTGGAATTGAAGCCTGACTACGGGTTGATCTTTCGCTTTCCGAACGTGCTTGACATGGCAGAAGCAACGCAGCTAAAGGAAGACGGGGAGATTGATGCAGTTGACTTCTACTACCGCCTTGCCAAGAAGTGCCTGAAAGGCGTCTATCAGGGAGAGGACTTCTACTCTTCCACCGATTCGACGGAAGACGAAAAGGATGAGGTATTCGAAGCGTTCGGTGCGCTGGAGTTTGAAAAGATACAGGCGCATTTCGACAAGCTTCCGCAGATTTCGTATGATCTAGATTTCGTGTGTTCGAAGTGCAAGGCCGAGAACCATCTTCATGTAGAGGGACTAGACAGTTTTTTTGGCTGAGCCTGTCTCATGAGGATTTGTTCGAATACTATCGGATGAATTTCGCCTTAATGCAGCATCATGGGTACAGGCTTGAAGAACTAGAGAACATGCTGCCCTGGGAGCGAGAAATCTATCTGGCTCTGCTGATGCAGTATTTGGAAGACAAACGAAAACAAGAACAAATGCTCCAATCACAGGCAGGAATATCACATGGCTGACGAAACACCAAGACCTAAGATCGAAAACATATCGGGCATCGACCGTGAGGCCATGGCGGCCCGTAGGGCGAGTAAGCCTGGCTCGGGTATGGGAAAGAGCGGTTCGGTGAGGGCTGCTGACTTCTTCAAGCTGCAGGCTGAGATTCAAAGCGGGCAGACGCAGCCAGATGTTGTGGCTGAACGATTTGCTGCAGGCATCATGGAAGCCGTTCAGTTAATGAACCTCAAGCCAGACACTAAAGAGTTCAAGGACTTCATTTCTGGTGTCAGAACTGATATGGCGAAGGAGGTCAAGAATAAGGGCCACGCACTTCCTTCAGGTGTTGTCGAAGGTATGAAGATCATGATCGACCGTCTAGGGCAGGTTCAGGCGGAGATGCGAAAGCAAAAGGTAACCGAACGCACCGAAAAGATCGTCACGCGGGTAGAGAAAATCGCCAATGACAGCAAGAATTCGCATGAGCTAGAACGTAAGGAGAAGTTGGTCAAGCGTGAAGAGGATCTACAAAAGCAGGCGAAGGCACATCAGAAGAAGGCAGATGAGCTTATCGTGAAACGCGAGAAGTTGATGGGTGTTGACGAGAGACAGTTTGCCTTGCGTGGCAAACTGGTTGATCTGGAAATGAAGCAACGCGAGCTGTACAACAAGGAAATTGCCAAGGGCGATATTCAATCAAAGGTCATGCATGAGAAATCTAGCAAGGCGCTAGAACTGATTGGTAAGGCAGACAAGGAGTCTATCGAACAGAAGGACAAGTATGACAAGGATATGCTTGAGTTGCTGGCGCGAATAAACGACACACTCAAGGCAATGGGCCAGGCACCGTTGTCTGAAAGGCACGAATATCGCAAGCAACTAGTTGGGCTGATGGGCCGTGGTAAGGCGATTGCAGATGACCCAGATCGTGGTCCTGGTCGTCGTGCTTTTGGCTATCACATGAAACAATATGAAAAGGCTGTTGAGCCAGCATTGCGTGGTCCAGGTGTCGGCGCGCAGCTAGCCGATTGGGGCAAGACCGCTGTCAAGAATACTGCAAGGAACATATGGGAGCAAAACGTTCCCATGCCACTTCGCATCATTGGTGAGGCAGCTTTTAGTGGGCTCAAGAATTCGTTCGGCAATTCGAAGCGTGAGTTGTATGCCAAGGCGAAGTACAGTTACGAACAAGACAAGATCACAGCCATTCGCGAGAAGATGCTTATGGGTGAGTCTGATGACTTCATGGAAATTGACGGCGAGCCTATCGCAATGCGTCATGGTAAGAAGAGCCGCCGTGGTCGTCGTGGAACGTCTGATAGAATCGTTGCGCGTGGCGACAGCTTCAATCCATTCCAAGGAACAAAGCGTCCTTCGGCAGATATGCATGTTGAGCGCATCGTAGTAGGTAAGCTGGAGGTAACAGGAAAGCCTGGTGGTGATGGCAAAGAATCGTTGGCAGACCGAGTGGGTAAGGAAGCGAACGATATCAAGAAAGGCGAGAAGGTCAATATCTTCGGTCTGCTAAAGGGATTCTTAGGATCATTGGGTGGTCTGTTCTCCTCTTTTGGTGCCATGTTCATGGGTACTTTGGGCAAGCTTGCTTTGGCATTCGGTCCGTTGGTGGGCATTTTGGCAAAGGCACTTCCACTTCTTGGTGGTGCTGCTGCTGTCGCAGGCGCTGCTGCGGCTGGTTACTATGTTGGCGGCAAGATCAATGATGCTGCAAACTGGGTCGCAGAGAAGGTCACCGGCCGAGAAGGAGAGACTGCACAATCAGCCATTGTTGCTGGTGTTGACAAGCTTCAAGAGAAGGCTGGTGGTCTGCTAGGCAAGTCGTCTGCAATGCAACAGAAGGACGACGAAGTGAAGGCGGCCAACAATAGATTCACACAGTTGCTCGGTAAACAAGGTGGAGAGATGACCTCCAAGCAACTGGACTTTTGGAAAAAGCAAGGCGTTTATCCAGAACTTCTTGCATGGGCCAAAGTCAATGAGAATGTAACGGTTCTCGGCACTGACAACAAGCCAGTGCAGCCAAGAAAAACGATGGAGACGACAGACCTAGTCCCAAACATGATTCCAAAGAATCAGTTGATGCCTGATGAATCTCCTGCT